TGATAAGCTATCAGACCAGGTCAAAGAGTTTGATGCGATTATAAAGCCGCTTAAGACCTCCAGGATCCTGTTTTTGGGTACGCCTCAATGCGAGGACTCCATCTACACTAAACTGCGGGAACGCGGTTATGAGACGCGTGTGTGGCCGTCAGAATACGTCGGGCATAAAAAGAACGACACTATCTATGAAGGAGCCATAGCACCCTTTATAAACGACGCTACAACGGACGACAATATTGGTAGATCGACAGAACCTTTAAGGTTTAACGATATAGACCTGGAAGAAAGAAAGCTTTCCTACGGACGATCAGGATACGCTTTACAGTTCCTTTTAAACCCCCGTTTAAGCGACGCTGATAGGTATCCGTTAAAGATTAACGATTTAATCGTACAAGATTTAGACAATGATGTAGCACATGAGAAATACGTATGGGCCAGCGGCCCTGATCAAGTGATCGACAACATTCCTAACATGGGCTTTAATGGAGACCGTTATTATCGTCCGTTAGAAACCTTAGGAGACATGGTCGATTACACAGGTTCCGTCATGTCTATCGATCCTAGTGGTCGAGGAAAAGACGAAACAGCTTATAGCGTCGTTAAAATGTTAAACGGGTTTTTATTCGTCCACGATTGTAACGGAATAAAAGGAGGTTATGGAGACAATGTTCTGAAAGAACTATCCCTTATAGCGAAACGCTTTAAAGTAAACGAAGTAATTATCGAGTCTAATATGGGAGACGGAATGTTTACAGAGCTCTTAAAGCCCGTTATAAACGCGATTTATCCCGTTACAATAAATGAGGTTAGACATCATATTCAAAAGGAAAAACGTATTATAGACACCCTTGAACCAGTTCTTAACGCGCATAGGTTAGTCGTCGACCCTATCGTCGTTAAGAACGATTTCAAGAGTATTGTTTCTTACCCTATAGAAAGCCAAAACCGTTACGCTTTATTCTATCAGTTATCGAGAATTACTCGCGAAAAAGGCAGTCTGTTACAAGACGACCGCTTAGACGCTCTTTCTATCGCCGTTAATTACTGGACGGAACAAATGGCGATTAATGCGGATCTTAAGATAAAAGATAGAAAAGAAGATCTTATTCAAGAGGAGTTAGAAAAGTTCATGAACAGCGCGTTTCATATTTCGAATAAAGCGAAACGACAAACGACATGGTTCTAAATGACTGCTTGAAATTCTTCTTTCTTAATCCGTGTCGTTTTAAACGAGAGAGTTTGTACACGCGTATATAACGGATTATAACGATTTACAACCATTACAGGCGAGGTGTCAACACTAGAGTTGTAAGTCGTTGTTTATAACGGAAATAAAATCGCGTTAAAAACGAGCTAGTAAAATTTAAACTTTAACTTTAATATAGTCATAACATGGATATCGACGAACAAACAGACTCCTTCTTATTCGATCTACAAAACGTAGTACATCGATACAGACAAGAATATGACCTTAATCACGCGACTATAGTCGGTGTTATCGAAATGCTTAAACTCGATTACATGACCGATGACTCGATCTATTTCGACGCTGACTTCCTTGATGATGAACTCGGAAAAGACTAAAGACGATCTTCCCACCATTAAACTCGTTAAAGAAACGAAAGTAACCAGTTACGATTGGGAACTCGAGATGGACGACGATACCTTCGCCATGATGGTCAAGATGGGAAAGGAAGAAGCGACCGACAAAGACTTCGTTAATATCGCGGTGATAGCCGGGCTTCAACACTATTTAGATAAAGAATAAACACAGATATGAAACTAGACGATAATACTCAGATCAAAGCGAACGCTACCTTCGCCGCTAAACTCGTCGTTGGGATCTGTGTAGCCGTCTGGTCATACTCGGTCATCGTAAACCGTATATCCACGCTGGAGGTCGAAATAATCCGACTTAAAGATGATATACATATGAACAGTGAATTTCGTATTAAATGGCCTAGAGGCGAATTAGGCGCGCTCCCAGACGACGCTCAACAAAACATGAGACTCGACTTCTACGAAAGGGAAATAGATAACCTTAAGAAGATCGTCGATGAACTACGCTTTAAAGACCTTAAGAATGAATTGTGAGCCAGTTTCAAACGGAGATCAGGTGGATCATAGCTATGGCTCTGTTCTTCGTTGAACGCGACGTTATTATCGACACCATGTTCGCTCTTATAAACATCGTGTTTAGCCTGCTATAAAGGGCGTAATTACCGCGTATTTACAACGCGTTTAAGGCTGTACGGGTAAAAACGCGTTTAAAAAGTTTAGGTAAAAAAATCTGAAGCCCCTTATATACGGTGCGTACCCGTTCATCCCCCCATCGGGCCGTCAAAAATCGCATATAGGGTGGGGGGTACGCCGTCTTGATCGCATAAGTACCTGATTATCAACGCTTGGCAACGCATAATAGATGCGATTACAGCCGTTTTGCAACGCGATTGAAACGAGATCTCGTGTATTTGTGTTTACAGGTGTTTTTTGCGTCGTTTTAATCGCCTCCATAATCGCACCATAAGCCACGTTAAAGCCGCAAGGAACGCGTTCAAAGCTCGTTTCAAACTGAATCAATACCATAACACACGCCAGACCTTTTGAACGCGTTTAAAGCCCGATTTGAACCCTAGCGATTTGGACGTAAAAAAGCCCGATTCAAGACGCGCTCAAATCGGGCTTGGTTGTTAGGTTGTTTAGAGCTTTAAATCATAGGCTACGACTTCCCGCTGAAAGCATAAGAAATACAGTCGTAAGCCAAAGAATCGTACCAACGAAAGCAATGAGCCATGTAACAATCTTTTCTCGCGTTGAAACTTTTTGCCAATCTTCGATTTCTTTGTTCATGATTATTTGCTCCATTCCATTTGCTTTGCAAAGCGTTCAATCTCGTTCCATTCGATGAAATGACAACCAATTTGAGCGCCATTTGATGTGAGTTTATTCAATCGAAAATCGCCCACTTGATAACGTTCTTTGCATTCGCTTGGATTGTCTTTGAAACGCGTTATGGCTTTGTAAAAGATGCGAGCTTTATCTAATGGCACGCGAGCGCCATGCGAGGTTTCAATCGTGTTTAGCAAACGAGCTTTTAACGGCGCACCTATATCCATTGGATGATTGCTTGCTTTTTGCCTTAGTAAACAACGCGCTTCCCTTGGTAAATAATCGCATTCATGATTCAACCAATCGTTTTCCTTTTGGGCGAGCATTTCACGAATGCGCTTTTCCCTTTCAAGCTTTTCTTTTCTTTCCTTTGCTTTTTGGGCTTTGTCGCTGGCAAGCAATTTGTTTACCTGGTTATCATTCGGCATCTTTAAACGCTTTATTCCCTTTGTAAGTTTAGGGAAATGAGCTTTAAGCGCGTTCCAATCGTTCACAGCTTTTTGAGCACCTTGAATGTAAGAATCTGAATACTTCCTTGAACGCTTTGCCTTTTTAACGGAATCAATCACGATCTTTCCAAACGCGATGAAAGCGCGTGTCATGTCATCCTTTGTCAGTTCATGGCGTACAATGATTGAATAGCTCGAATTGTGCAAAGGGAAGTCGTAAGATTCCAAATGGTTGCAAGCTTGTCTAGCGTATGATTGATGGCGTTGAGTTGAGATGGAATAAGATTCGGGGTTTAAAAGAACGATTTCTTTTCCCTTTTCCGTTTCAACGATTCTTCCCACTTCAAAATGGTAGCCATAAGACCAAATCGATTTGCCGTTGAAAAAGAAGTTTGAACCCTTTGCCGATTCCCTTGATTGATTTGCCCAAAGATGGGCGACTTGTTGATTATTCATTTTATTATCTTAATTTAGTTTGAAGTTTGATTTCGCTTGATGATTCGATTTTGTAATCGTTTTGATGCGCGTATTGAACCATCGCTTGATGTGCCGTTGAATCTTTTGTTACAACGATTTCCTCGCGTCTTGTTTCATCGTAATGGATGACAAGGCAAACAAGATCATCGTAATGAATGGGATTTGAGCATTCAACACACGTGACAAGCCCATCGCGATGAACCATTGCAAGCGTGATTTCATCGCCATTGGGTGCGCCATCAATGCAACATAATTTAGCTTTTGAGATCATTTTAGATTTCCTCACTTTCTACTTTAAACTGAAAGCCCATTCCTTTGATTGTTTCAATCGCGTTTGATGGCAAGGTTTTCGTTCCAAGCAAATCGGTAAAGGCAAACGATAGGGGGCAATTTGGGTAGATTAAGCGGTTGCCATACTTATGATGAACTTTGACAAAGAGCGTATTTGCTATGGTCATATGATTTGTGATTTCGTTTTTCATTTTATTTGGGTTGTTTGTT